TACGACCGATTGGAGGTATGGCACGACGGCCCCGACGAGATGCAAGCGTTTCTTTGGTCGCGGTACGACGGATCCGAGAACGCATGGGAGCGTAAGCGGTGGTGCAAGGGCGAATTCTATATTGAACGGGGCGAGGCGTGTATCACGCGCAGCGACGAGGAGGAGGCGGAGAGTTGGGAGCGCCATGCCGCGCTCTTCCCCGACCTTTGCATCCAAGAGTAGACCCCCCGGCCCCCTTCGGGGGGCTGGCTACGCCGCGCCGAACCCGGAGCGCTTGAGCGTGGTCACGAGGTAGCGGACGGCGTCCATCGCGTGATCGTTGAGCTTCATCGGGCGGTCGGGCTGGTCGGTGCGCTTGCTCGACGTCGTGTCCCACCGATAGCCGAGGAACTCCTTCACGATGGGCCGGGTCGACGGGTGGTCATGGATCACGAGGTGGGGGCGTCCGTTAGCGTCCGGCTCGAGCATCTCCGCCACCGCCGAGATCCCGGCGCGCACGCTCCCGGGCTTCTTCTTGGCCGGTCGAGTCTGGATGTCGTGATCCCTGGCCAGGGTGAGCCGAGACGTCCGGTCCTCGGGGTCGGCGACTATCCAGTCCGGCCACACGTCGCAGAGGTCCCGGATCCGCTGAGCCAGGGCTGAGAGGTGGAGGTCGGTCTCGTAGATCGCCCGGTAGATGTGGATCGTGTCGTCGCTCTCGTCGTGTGCCGCGAGCACGAAGCATGCGGGGTTGCGAGTGCCCCAGTCCAGCCCAGCGATCCGTCTCCACGAGGGATCGATGTCGACGCCCCTCAGGACGTGGAGGTCCGGCCGGAAGTCGTACACGAGCCCCTCCAGGGAGGCGAACTCGCCCCGGTCTCGGGCGGCGCGCTCGTGCTCTCCGAAGCTCTTCAGGAGTCGGGCGCGCTTCGTTTGATCCACGAAGGGGTTGTCGCCGCCGTGGATGTAGTGGACCCGCGTCCCCTCGGAGGGCTCCTCGATGAACCGGCGATAGGTCCACGAGCCGAGCCCCCGGAGCGGTGTCATCGTGACCACGATGTAGCCAGACCGACCGGCCCACCGATACCGGAACACGCGAGCCAACAACTCGTTGAAGACGTCCTCGTCTCCCTCCTCGTCGATCCAGACCATCGCGATCCCGCCGAAGCCCTGAGCCGCACGCCGCCCGGAGTCGTTCGTGAGAAAGACGATCTTCCGCCCGTTTGGCAACTCGGCGACACTGATCCCCGGCCCGCTCGGGTTCCTCCAGACCGTCGCCGGTGGAAGGTACTTCTTCACCTCGGCGCGCTGGACATGGATCGATAGGGAAGCGTTCAGAGACACCGCGAGGACGTTCCCGCCCTCCGGGGGTATCAGGTCAGGGTCGACACGGTTCGCCCGCATGAAGGCGCGAGCGCTCGGGTCGTTCGAGCCCATGGCAACGCACGCGGCCCACATGCCACCGAGGACAGTCTTCCCGGCTCCGTTACCGCCGAGACAGACGGTGATGTCGGCCCCCGGGTTCTCGATGGGTGCGCGCTGCGACGTGCGCGGGTGCTCGTTGTGCCAGAGGGACGCATACGCCAGGGGGGAGCGCTCCTGACCCTGAGCCCAGGCCATCGCCCCGCGCGCTCCGGCCTCAATCCGCCGTAAATCCACCTCCAGGCCCTCCTGTCTCCTCGGAGGTGTCGAGACACTCGAACGACGCCTCGAGGGCTCTAGGGCCCCCTGAGACCGTCTCGAGGTACCTCCGCGCGTCCTCGTAGCTATCGACGATCGCCTGAGCTTGCTCGACCGGGCTCATCGCCTCGACGGTGTGGTTCACCTGAACCTCGATCGGAGACTCAAAGCCCATACACCGCGCCTCGAGTTGTAGGAGCCGAGACAGCGCGATCGACTGGTTCTGTCCGATGGCGTGAGACTGAGCCGCCCGGACCCGCTGAAGCCAGTCGGCGCGGTGCTCCTCGCTCGTGTTCTTCTTGGCCTCCTTGGCCCACCGGGCGCGGACCTTCGAGGCGTCCTCTCTAATCTGGCGAGCCCCGACCCCGTACTGAGTCCCGAGGGCGCGCTGAGTCGACACGGTCCAGGGTAGCTCGAGAAGCGCGCGCTCTACGGCCTCGAGGCGTTCGTCGACTTCTTCGCGTGATCGGCGTGGCATGGCTTCCCGTGTATCGGTGGCAGTATACACCGCCACGCGCCCCCTGTCCCCTCCTGTGTCCCCTCCTGTGTCCCCCTCTCCTCCTCTCGCGCTCTTCCTCACCTCCAGCACTCCGCATCGAGGGCAAGCCGGTCAACGGCCATTCGATACCGCTCGGGGTCAATCTCTGCCCCGACGTAACGACGACCAGTCCGGGCGGCGGCCCTCGCGGCGGGTCCGAGTCCAGCGAAGAGATCGAGGACCAAGTCCCCCGGCTTCGTCCACCTCTCGAGCCAAGCCGCCATCCACTCGACCGGCTTCTCCGAGTGCTTCCGCCTCTCGCTCGTGTGGGCGTTCGTAAGCGCCCCCCACTCGGTACACAGCCCGGTACCCTTCACCGACAACTCGACCCACTCGGACGCCCCGAGCCAGTGGTACCCGGTCCCGCCTTGTCCTGCGACCTTGTGCCACGAGCCCCCCGAGACGTACCGCCACCGCCAACGGGTCGACGCTTTCGCCTTCACCCAGTCGTCGAGCTTCGGCCATGTACACCACATCGCGAGCCGGCCCTTCTCCATAATGTCGAACGCGCGATCGAGTAGCTTCGCGATCTCGACGTCACTCATCGCCGAGTAGTGGTTCTCTGGGTTCGCACTGTGTCCGGGTGCCTGTGAATAACTCCAGGGCGGATCGGCGATGATGAGCGACGGCGCTCCCGGCATGTTGTCGAGAAGTTGTTCACAAGAGCATAAGCGGAGGTCTATACCCTCGGGCTGTCGGGGCTCGGGGACGGAGACCAGCGTGAGTTGTGTCATCGCTTACCCCCTACTCGAGACCATCCCGAGACCTTCGATCGCTCTTGGACGCGCTCCTCCAGGGCGGCGAGTTCCTCGGGGGTGTTCCGCTCCTGCGTCGTGAGGTGGTACCGCTCAGGGGTAGAGTGGAAGACAGCCTCCGTCCAGGGGTTCGCCCTCCATGCGTCAACGACCTCGGACCAGTTGAGGATCGTCGCCGAGGTCAGGGACCGCCCCTTCGGACAGTCGCACGCCGCGACGAAGGTGTCGGCCCGGACCCGGCCGTTCTTTTGATGCCACCGCGCCAACTCTCGGAACCCGGTCCCGTTGCAGGCCGGACAGCCCGCGAGTTCATCCGGCTTGATGCGGAGGGGGTTCGCTTCGATGAGCGCCTTCAGGCGGGCGAGGTTGGCCATCCTGGCCTCCTTCCCACACCACTCCTCCACGCCTCGGATGAGGTCCTTGTCGTGAACGCTGGCAAGGCCGCGCGCCCATAGCTTCAGCGACGAGTCGACCCACTGGTCGGACTTGCCGTAGTTCTGCGCGAGCGCCTGAAGACAGCGCTTCACGACGGGGATTGATGCCATGTTGTACTCCTGTGTGTGTTCAGTTCTTGAGGGTGATCAGGTTCCCGAGGTCGTCGAATTGAGCATCGTCGAACCAGTCCGAGCCGGTGAGGCCCTCGCCCGGTGTCCAGTCGTTGGACAGATCCACGTACTCCCGGAGGTTCTTCGCCCTGAGGAATGTCGAGTATGAATAGCCCCCGGCGCGGAGGAACTCGGCGCGACTGTTCGGAGACTCCCACCACCACCGCCACGCCTGGACGACCGCCTCGCGGCCGTGCTCCTTCACTCTCACCCGGAGCATATCGCGCCGGCCCCCGAGCTTTGCCCGGTTCGAGTTCGGCCGCGCGGAGAGTCGGATGTCTTCAAGCTCCGACCAGATCCCCTGGAGGTCGACCCGCTCCGACTTCACGTCCGAAATTGGGACGTCTACTGTCTCTGGATCTGTAGGTGTAGGTGTAGGTGTAATTGTAGATCCGCGCGCGTGATGGCTGAAACCGTCGTCAATTGTGGCCGGTTTCCGGTCGATCTTCGGTGCTAAGTCCTCGGGATCGTTGGGTGTCGGTGGCCGGTTGCCGTTCGTGATGAGTGGCCGATCCTGCTGGTTCCACTCTTGGACGTAGGCCCGGACGTCTCCGAGGATGCGGTTCGCGCGGTACCGGGTCCACCCGGCCCACTCCGAGAGCTTCCTCGAGGACCAGGGCGAGCCGGAGAGGTGCATGTCGAGCGCTACCGCGAAGCCGACGACATCCGGGGCGGGG